CGAGCCCGCCATAGTGGATCAGGCTGATGATCGCGTCGGGCCGCGAAGGCAGCATGCTCTTGAAGAGGTCTGTCCCGGTGACGCCGTGGCCGGCACTCGAGAGGACATCGGCGAAATCGTCGAGCAGCACTTTTACGTCCCTTTCCGAGCGCGCCACTCGGCCCCGAGCTTCTTCATCGCCGCGCCATGGCCGCCAGTTTCTCGCATCGCAGCGCCCATGCGTGCGCCAACAAACTGCTTCCAGGTTTCGCCCCCGCGAACGCCGGTCGATGTGGCCCCGGCGCCTCCAGTCCCAGCCTTGGCGAGCCCACCATTCACGTCTGCCGCGAGCCGACCGTCCATGCCCCGCACGGCTGCGAGCAACGGGCGCTCGAGGTACTTCGTCGGGGCGAGCCCCCGCCGGCCGATGGCGCGCGCGATCGGGAAGGCGGCCTCCTCGGGCATGCCGTGACGCAGCACCCATGGGATGAGCGCCTTGACCGGCGGCATGAAAGCGGGGCGCCCGACGGCGGGACCAATTCCCTCGTGGACATAGAGCGCGTAAGCCTGCGCGGCCCCGCCGTAGCCGAGGGTCACGGTGACCCCTGTGGCGCTCACCTGCACCGGCTGCACGAATCCACTCGTCTTGAGCGTTGAGATGTTCGTCGGGACGTAGTGCTCTTTCGAGTCGGTCATGATCGCCTCAGCCTCACGCCGGAGACCCCGGGCGAGCGCCTGGATACCCAGCGCACCCGCGCGCCTCAGCGCGTCCCTGAGGGCCTCCCCGCCGACGACTGTGGTCTGCTCCGCCACGCCACCTCTCCCTCTCTACCGCTTCAGTTATTATGGACTTCTGGCCCCGGTGCCATGCGGGCCATGGGAAAGTTCACCTCAAATAGACCGATGCGGGGAGATGTAGGCCACCACGGTCTCACCTCCCAGGTCGTCGGGGGAGATCCCCACACTGACGATCGCCGGGCGCCGAGCCCCGTCCTCCGTGGACCGCGCATCCCCTGTCGAGAGCGTGAGGCGGTCATGGACGCCGATCTCCGGGTTCGTGGCGAAATACACGACATGCGTTGCCACCACCTGCTGACCACGGGAATCGGTGAGGAGATGGTTCTTCGCCACGACCCGCGCGGCATACTCCACGTCGTTCCCGTAGCTCTCGCGCCCGAATCCATCCACGCCAGTCCTGAGTGCCACCTGAACCCGCTGCCGGCAGAGGACTCGCAGCTCCCGCAGCATCGCTATACGCTCCGGACCTTGACGAGGATGGCTTCCGCGTTCGGGAAGAAGACGACCTTACTGTTCGTGTCCTTGATGTGGAACCGGAGCGAGTAGGGGCTCAGCGTGGCCTTGAACTGGCAGGAAGTACAGACGGAGAAGGCCACATGCCCGCAACTGGCCGTCACCTCCGTGATCGTCCCCGTGGAGGTCGTGACCACGGTGAGGGTGCGGTCGTAGAGCCACGCCGAGACGATGTCCGTCGCGCCGAGGTTGACGGATGTGGAGCACATCTGAAGCTGGAAATCCAGGCGCCCCGTCCAGCCTTCGACCACCTCAACTGGGTCGGCCATGTCAGAGCTTCTCCGTGAGTCGGGTGCCGAGGAATTCCACCGACCGCGCCGAGACAAGAGAGACCGCCGACCGACGCGCCAGGATCTCGACGAGAGCCTCCAACACGTCGCCGAATCCTGCGCCCGTGATATCGACCACTGCACCCACATCCAGGATGGCAACGCGGGCCGACTCGGTGGCGTCAATGGAGACGAGGAGGTCAAGCGCATCGGCGAGGCCCGCCCGGAGGGCCTCCGTGAGCCATGCCTCGACAACTTCGTCATGCCCCTCGCTCACGACCACTCGGAGGGCGTCCGTGGCGTCGATACTGACGTAAGGGTATCCCGCATCCTGCAAGCCGACCCGCACCGTATCCGACGCACTGATGAGGACCACAACCTCTGCCGTCTCAGTGAGCCCGACCGGGAGGAGATCCGATATGTCCAGCAGCACGAGGATGGCCGCCGCCTCGGAGAGCCCAGCGCGTAGCGTATCGGTCACGTCGGCTTGGTTGTCGAAGTAGCCTGCCTCAGTGAGCGAAACTCGGAGCGAATCAGAAGGATCAAGTTGCACGAGCAGATCCGCCACGTCTCCGAGCCCAATGCGTGCGGTATCCGACATGTCGAGGACCACGATGGTGTCGCCGGTCTCCGAGAGATGTACAGGGAGGGTGTCTGAGATGTCCAGCGAGACGAGCAGGTCGGCCGCGTCCTGTAGGCTAGCGCGGAGAGAATCCGATGGTTCAAACTCCGCGTAGTTATTGAATGTCTCCGCGAGACCGACGCGGGCGGCTTCCGTGATGTAGAGTTCCGGGCGCAAATCTCCATAGTCCAGGAAGCCAACCCGGAGAGACTCAGAGGCGAATACATCGGTGACTCCCACCGCCATCGTCTCATCGACATACGCACCGCCGGGGATGAGCCGCTGCGCTGTCGCCGTCTCGTTTACGTAGGCCCCACCGGGGGCGAGCCGTTCAGTCGCCATCTAGGCCACCGCGAGCTTGGGACAGGCGTATAAGGTATAGGAAGGCTTCGCCACCGCCACGCGGCACCGATACCAGCCCTTCTCCTGCGGCGTCTGCGTCGTCACGAGCTTCTGCTTGTTGGGGTTGGTCATCCCCGTCGTCGTCCACGCTACGCTGCTTGCGGCTTGATTGGCGGGCGTGGCGAGGATGTCCGCCGCCCGGTCGCTGGCGAAGAGGCTCAGCGGAAAGCCGGTCGTCCCGAGGTATTCCGTCTCCAGCCACACCTCGGCGTCGGTGAGCGCCGTCACGCTGTCGTGGAGGATCTCGCACGTCACGGTCTGGCTAGAGCCCACGGCGTCGTTCCACACAACCATCTCGGGTCCATATAGCGGTGCGAAGAACTTGCTGTTGGCGCTGCTGACCATCTTGTGGGAGAGCGGCGTCGTGGCGTCGCTCGCGCCCCCTGTGCGAACCACGGTGGTCTCGGAGTAGACATCGCCCTCATACTGGTGGCGCTGCATCCGGTAGTTCGTGTCGGCGGAGTCGCAGTTGTCCAGCCAGTATAACGGCCCGTGGCCTGGGTCGGTGCCACTTGTCAGCGAGACGCTGGCCCCGAGCTTACACTGCTTGAATATAATCAAATTTGGCGACAACATGTCTGTCGCTAGTCCAACTAGCGCCTTCGTGGAGCCGAGGGCGCTAAGGTCGACACCTTGGATGATGGCCGTCCCGTAGGACGTGCCCGCGAAGAGCGCAGTAGGAATGACGCCTGCGGCATCGACTGATCCGTTGCTCCACTCTAACCTGGCAGCCGGAACCGTAATATGTGCGCTCGTATTAGCAAACTTGACCACGGTATTGATCCATCGACACAATTTCACACCGGCGTTGCCCGAAGGACTGCCCACAGCGATATTCGATATACTTGCCGCAGAAGTCATTCCCACTTCTAGATGGCAAGTATCAAAAATCCCGATCTGGGCGCCGGAAGCCTCCATCAGAAGTAGGGATACTGAGGCAGTACCCGTGCCAGCAGAAACAGTCAGGCCGTAGCAATACAACGAGCCACTAATATTTATGGAATTGGCGCCAGTGGTCGTGACTGTCGCCGTCGTCGCCAGCGCGGTCGGGGGCTCCGCAGCGTCGTTGCCACAGAGGAACTCACACGGAGCCGCAGCAGTGCCGGGACTGGTGATCGTCATCGAACTTGCCTGCGTCTCAGCATGCACCTGACTGATCCAGCATCGTTCACCAGCAGCCATTACTGCTGCTGCCCCAACTATAGTGGCTTTGGCGTTCGCCCAACTCAGGCCATCGCTGGCGTTGTCGCCATCCGTCGAGCGGACGTAATATGGACCAGCCATGCTACTCTCCCGCCGCTGCGCGGATGCGGTCCAGGGTCGTCACCTTCTCGTCCAGCCGCGTGCGGAGGGCGGTGGTCTGAGCGTCCGTCAAGCTGAAGAGCGCCTTGAGTTGGGCGTCTGTCAGCGCCGCGAAGAAGCGAGCGATCTGGAGGGCCTCCAAGCGGGAGGCGTCCCGGAATCGCTCGCGGAGGCGCTGGGCTAGTTGCGTGCGCGTCGAGTGGTTAAAGGTCGGCACGGTCAACTGGTCCCTGCCCCGCGAGTCGCCGAGCCTTGCGCTCGTGGTATGCCTCGTAGGCGGTGCCGTCGAGCCCCGCGAGTCCAAGCTGAACGGCGCTACAGTGGGTCTCGCACATCTCCCGCTCTGACTCGGTCATCGCGGCGATTTCCCATTTCGCGTCAGCGTCACGGAGCTTGGCTTGCCACGCGTTCGGAGACGCCGTACAGCCGCGGCGATGCCACCGCCCGTCCATGCGGAGTTCGCCGAAGCCGACGAGCGCGCTCGACAGGCGCACCATGCGACTGAACACAGCGTCGTACTCTTCCCAGGTCGGCAGTGTGGTCATAGCTCACCTCCCAAGACTTCGGCCTCGTTCGCGGCAATCTCCGCTTCGGTTAGCTGCGCCTCGATTCGGGCGGCAGAGGCCACAGGGTCCATCGTCTGCCCTACCTCGGCCATGTAGACAATCTCGTGGACGACGCCGACATGGTCCGTGTGCTGCTCGCGGACCCAACGGCGGCCGTCAATCTGGCGGGAGTCCTCGGCGATGCGGGACGAAACTATGGGCATCAGCGCACCGTCGCCAGCACCAGAGACACAGTCACTTCGCCACCCACGCGGCCCACAGAAACACACCGAGGGTCGCGAATCCCCCGACCATGATGCCGATGCAGAGCCAGATCGCCGCCAAGGACGTGCCGACGAACGCCATCCTCCAGGCCCACGGACCCGAAATCGTCAGCGAGGAACGCCGCTCGCGGCCATCCCAGGTCACGGCGCCTGTCTCCGCTGCGGCCGTTGCGGTTGGAGCGTCTCCGACTCCTGCTCCCCGATCACGTTGAACCCACGAAGCTTCAGGCTCAGCAGTCCCAATCCCGAGATCTGCTTTCGTGTGTCATCATCAAGGCGCCAGTACAACGTGACGAGCATCTGCCGCTGCTCATCCGCAGGCAGCGCGTTGTTGAACGTCTGGAGTTTCAGCTCGTTGAACATGCGATCGTTGTTGACTCTGATCGTGTCCCGGTCCTCCGCTACCAGTTTTGAGATGCCTGCCTGCGCCGTGCGAGCCAGCCCCCACTCTTCGATGTTCCGCCACACTAACCACGTCTGCCCCACCAGCGCCGCCAAGACCATGCAGAAGACCAAGGTGGACCACTTCATCGCGGGGATGCGGAAGCAAGAGTCGTTCGTCGGCTTCTCCGATGGCTCGATCACCGGCCCGTCTCCTGATCAGTCGCGTGCCGCATCCGCTTTCGGAATTCGGCGGGAGACTCATACCGTTCCTGCGCCCAGACACCACGCCGCGCGGCCTTCGCCTCGACTTCGGCCTGCCGCAAGGCCGGAAGGAATGGAGGGGGAGCCGCGGCATCGTACACGTAGACCTCCGCATGACCGAACCGGATGAGTTCGAGATTGACCGCCAGCGCCCCAGGGGTCAGGACCCAGCAGAGGAGCCGGCCATAGTGGTCCGCGCCGTAGGCCAGGACCGTCACCGATCGGGTGCCGATCATGCGCGTGAGGAACTCCCGAGCCGCGTCCCCACCCGGCTGGCCTTCGTGCCGGCCCTTCTTCGCCGTCTCCGGCGCGTCGATGCCCGTGAGTCGGCACACCTCGCGCCGACCCGTGAATGACAGCGTATCCCCGTCCGCGACGCGCGCCACCGACGCCTCGAAGGCCATCCACGGAGAGGCCGCATCAGCAAGAGGCACCGATGTCAACAGGCACAGCGCGCAGAGCAGCGCCGCTCTCATCGCGTCCCCACGAAGATGCTGCGCGGATCGTCGTCGTCGAAGCACTTGAGCGCGGGGTGCCCGGCGACCTCCATCATCGCGCCGCAGGCGATGAGGCTCGCGCGGTCGGCGCGGGTTGCCTTGCTGTCATGCGCGTCGAGTTTCGCCGAGAGCGGCGACGGGAGATAGCCGAGGAACGCCAGCGCCAGGATCAGGCACAGGATGACCAAGCCCAGGATGATGACGACCAGCCAGCCAGGCAACTCGTGGTCGGGGATCGTCATCGCATCACCCATCCGGTCCAGATCCCAGCGCCGCCGCCGAGGATGAAGCCGATCAAGAGACACAGGATCGCCGACGCGCCGACAACCACGATCCGCAGCCCCCAGGGGCCGGAGATGGTGAGACGAGTACGGCGTTCGGGGCCGGTCCAGGTCATGAGATTACGTGGTCACAGTGCAGCAAGCTGTGAGGGCCCAAGTCTGGGTACAGGTCTTCGTCCCGAAATACGAGACGAGCCGGAAGAGCATCGTGCCGGCCGTCGTGCTCGTGGCATTCGTCAGCCCGATCTCGTTCCAGTCGATGTTCCCGCGTGCGGTGCTGAGGATGCCCTTGAACTGAAGCACGTTCGTGGCGATGGAAGGGAAACCCGACTCCATCGTCGAGTTATGGCAGGTCAGCGTGAGCCCCTGGAGATGCGTCTGTGCCCCGGCGTGCGCCGTGCACGAGGTCGAGACCCACAGGATCGCCCCTGTACTGCCGTAGTAGGCGTTCGTCGAGTGCGTCCCGATGACCATCTGACTGATGAGGTTGCGTGCGGCTTGGGTGATGGGCATGACCCTACGCTCCTTCCGGACGCTCGACGCGCCCCTCGTTGTCTACGATCAGGTAGTCCGTCCGACGCGGGGCCTCGTCGGTCATGTCGAACTTCTCCACATGGAGGCGGACGTGGACCTTTGCGGCCACCTCCTCCATCGGCTCTGTCTCGCTGTCAGGTGCCATCGGGTCTCCTTCCGTCAGAATGCGGCCCGATATCGGGCCAGCAACCGCTCTTCCTCCCGCGCCCCGGGCTCGGCGTAGGTCACGCTCAGATCCCCGACACGCCGCGAGGTCACATCCGCTCCCATCGGCCCGCCCTGATACCAGCGGGCCGCTTTGAGGAGAACGGCCTGCTCAAGATCGTAGGGCAGCGTGCGCCCCGTGGAGGTTGCCTGCGTCGCGTAGATCGAATCACTCGTCGCCATCTCCGGGAAGACGTATCCCGCGACGTACTCCACGAGCCATGGCCGCTGCTCTTGCCCCGGCAGGGTCGCCGGGGTCAACCCCAGACTGAAGCGCGTCTCGCCGCGAGCTGGGGCGTTCGTCCATTCGAATCCGACTTCGCGCGAGAGAAACCCGGCCTCCGCGTCCTCCACGCGGTACTCGGTCGAGGTCAGCTCCGTCGCGTCACTCGTCGCCGTCGAGGAGAGCAGGCGCAGGACACAGACGACAGGGCGCCGGGAGAGCGTGAGCCGCCGCGTGCCGTAGGCGGGGACCGCTTCGCTGTACGTCTGCGCCCGGAGCGGCCGATCCACGACCGACTCGGCCCACTCCGTCGCCCGGAGGAGCATGGACCGCATCGTGGCATCGTCGCTCGTTGCTGTGGTGCCCAGGGCGTCGCGGAGCTCGCACGTGCGGCTGAGGCCGTCAGTGGAGGAAGCCGTGGTGCAGACGGTCACCTGTGGCATCTTACCAACTCCGCATCAGCCGGCAGAGCCGGGCACCGTCCAGCCGCATGGAGGTCAGTCGGTAGCGCGCCCCGCCGTTTGTGCAGCGCAGTTCGATGTCCTCACCCTGGACGATGAGGCGTCGCCCATCGGCCCGCGCAAGGATCTCGGGCGCGAAGAGAACGATGGGAAACCACGGGGAGATCACTTCCCATGAGCCGTCCTCATGGACGGCGAACCGCAGGGCAGGGCGGGGCAGGAGCGTGGTCGT